CACTGCTGTCAACAAATAACCGCCCAGTGCCATTAGTTGAGATGGCTACTTGGTCGGCGCCAGGGGAGTAGATGCCGGTGTTGGTGTCCCCGGTGAACTTCAGAGAAGGGGTGCCAGCAGAACCAAGGGCAAGAGCTGAATTGCTGCCGTTCTCCCGCATCATCGGGTAGCCGCCAACTTGAACACCGTCGTGAACAACTACGACCTCTTTATCAGTATCAATAGTCGTTTCACCAGCAGCACCAGTAAAAGAACTGTGCTGAACAGTAGTACCGCGACGGCGCTGAATTTGAGTGGACATTAGCAAAAAGCTCCTTTAATTAAAGACTACCGTAATCAGAAGAGGTGCCTACAGCATCAGTAATAAGACCCCAGTTAGCCAAATAACCAAGAGTCAAAAGAGTAGATACTGTGCTTTGAGCGGTGGTTGCACTGTTAGCTGCGTTAGTGGCAGACGTAGCAGCGTTAGAAGCGCTTGTAGCTGCGTTAGAGGCACTAGTAGCCGCGTTAGAGGCACTAGTAGCCGCAGCAGAAGCCGAAGCAGCCGCAGCAGCAGCGTTATCATCAGCTTGAAGAATTTCAGTGATGTTGTCAGAAATAGTCTGAGCAACACTGGAGGTAAGGGTCCATTTAACAAACGTGTAAGTATGAAGAGTGCTTGTGGACAGCACCTGCATACCACCGGAGTTAAGAGGACCGGTACCAGTAATACCAGTAATGGTTACAGCTGTTGAGTTGCTGGTTGTGGCGTTTGTAGAGGTACCAGAACCGTTCCAAGTTAGTCCAGAAGCATCTGTAACTTCAACAAGAACACCAGCATCAGGAGAACCACCACCGTCTACAACACCATCATTAGGGAACGTAATTTCAGTAGCTACAACAACGTAAGAACCAATGTCGTTAAGCAGATCAATGATTCGACCGTTAACAGCTTGAGTGGTAGGAACAGTGGTGTTATTGCTTACCCACGACTCTGTGCCATCAATTGTCTCTGAAGTTTTGTTCCAAAAATTAGCATCTACATAAACTTTGGTAGCAGCTTGGTAATCAGTTGTTGGTGTAGGAACAATTGGGCTGCTAGTAAACGTTTTAACGCCATCAATAGATTCAGCACCAGTAACGTTTACAAAACGATTATCAGCTTCTGTTTCCGTGTAATAACGGTTATCAAGTTGACCAGCATCAAGCTCAGCTTCTGTGTAATAACGGTTATCAAGGTCATAAGACCCAACAGAAGTAACGTGACCCTGAGCAGTAACAGTAATGTCCTGAAGAACAGTACCGTTGCTGTTATTAACAGTGGTGTTAGCTCCAGCTACGTTGTGGTTAATTGTGATTTGACCACTACTAGGACTGTTGTCAGTAATGCTGATGTCAGTACCAGCAACCACATCAGTGGTCAGAGCCGTATCAATTTTGCTATCGATACGATTATCAGTAGCAGCCGTAGTAGCCCATTGAGAGTTATTAGAAGACCAAGTTTCACCAGAACCAATAATGGAAGCTTGATCGCTTAAATCACCGCTACCACCAAGAAGAGCTCCGTAAGTATCTCGGAACTCTTGAAGGGCGTATAGGTTTTGGTTAGAAGCATTATTAAGATCTGCTGCTGTTAACGTTGAACCTGGAGTGTAAGTTACAACGTTATCTTCAATGCCAGTGGTTCTTTGAATAAGAACAGTTGCACCGCTAACAGCAGTACCCAAAACAATTGAAGTTCCAGCGCTGTTAAACGTGTAATCAGTACCTTGAGTTTTAAGAGTACCGTTTACATAAACAGCAATATCAGCTTGACGCAAGTATTCAATTGGATCACCGTTGCTGTTGGTAAGAGCAAAAGTGGTACCAGAAGCACTGGTGTAAGTAATTGATGCGTAAGCCATTAGTAAACCAGCTTCAGGATTTCTTGTTCTGTTTTAGCCTTTGAATACCTTTGAAATGCCTTTTGAGCATCTATAGGGGCACCATAAGTAATAGGCTTTACAGTTACTCTACCTGCCTCATCAACAACCTCGATTCCGTTGTTAAGGAATTGCTCAGCAGCGTCACGAATCATTGTGCTTCTAAGTTCCATAAGAGCCATACGCTTGGTAACTTGATCAGTTGTGTCAACGTAAGGAGCTTGTTTTGCATCAAGCGTTAAAGAGTTTTTAGGGTCATCAATAAGGTCTTTGTAATAAACATTATTGGTTCCAGGAATAGCCTCTCGGTTTTGAATCAGATCGTTAAAAGCTTGGTAAACAGAACGACCTTTTTCATCTCGATACTCAGTTCCCATAAACCTACGGAAACGGTTAATCATTACGTCGTTAGCCATAATTCCATATTTGGCTTGGAACACCTGACCAGGCGGTTTAATACCGTGGCGGAACAGTTCCATATCAACAGCATCAGAAGCGTTAGGAACAGGCCAATGGCGACCCAAGAAGGTGGTCATCACACTGGCTTGAGTAGGACCGGTGTACATAATGTCACCAGATTTGTACCAATGCGCTTGGCGATAATCACCTTGCTTGACGGCTTTGATTCGGGCATCAGACAAGAAAGAATCCATGCCCTCAGCAAAAGGAAGGAGACCAAGACGGTTAGCAAGCAGCGCACCACCCTGAGCAAGGAACTTACCAATGTTCATTACATCCTTAACGCCTTCACCCCACTGTTCCCAATAAGAAACCTCTTCACCAAGACGGGGATCTGGTTCTTTAACTGATACAACACCAGCAGCTTCACCAGAGAGGACAGGGCGAGCACCATAAGCCTCGTTAGTAGCCCTTAAGATGCCTTGACGGAGGCCAGGGAACCTAACACCACCGACTCGTTCTGCAAAATCAAGGATGAAGTATTCAGCATCTTTAGGCTTTTGCAGGATTGAAATAGCAGTATCAATACCAGCAAGAGCAGGAGTATCCATCAAAGTGGCTCCCATCGCCATAATTGCTGAACCAACAACCCTAGTTACATCAGAATCTGTAGCGCTTTTACGGAAGTCCCTGAAATTAGCCGCATAAGCCAGTAGTTCTCCCACATAAGGCAGCCAACGATAAGGAACCCACTGACCTCCAATCTTGATGCTGTACATCGGGATGTAAGCACCATTGGCTTCTTGATACTGATCTCGTTGACCGCCAGTAATTTCAAGAGCATTGCTTTCTACAAGAGACAGAACACCAACGTTCATTGCCGTAGAAAGAGTCAGACCAGAACGAGCACGAGCCCTGGTTGCAGGATCCTTACTGAACAACTTGCTTTGGAATCCCAAAATGCTTGTTGCCAGTTTGTCGGAGTCAGGGTTCTTGTCTAGGAAACGGCGAAGACCAACACCAGCTTCAAGAGCTATGCCTGTAGGAACAGGAGTTCCAGGAAGGGGTTGCGTGTAATAGAAGTGGTGTTTATGGGCATTAAGAGGGGTTTTGATATAAGGAGTCAGGAACGTAGTAAACCAGTTAACGTCACCATCGGCTCCACGGCTCTTAAGGCGGTCATACATTGCCTTCCAAGCGTCGTCCTCCATAGGCATCATCATGTCCATTGCCAAGGCAAGATACTGAGCATCTCGGTCAGCAACGGCGTAGGCAATGTCTTCTGCTTTGTCCCCAACACCAACAGAAACAGGACGAAGGTATTCTTCGTAATACTTCTTATCTACAGCAGATTCAAAAGCTTCTGTGCCTTTGACATACATAGGACGACCTGCTGCATCCACCATATCCTCTACTTCAATTTGAGCCTTTGCACGAGCGTAGAGGTTTGCCATAGTGCCACCAATAAACTCTGTGCTGATCTCAGATGCAGCAAGAGGCAGGCTTCCACCAAGACGCTCACCAGAAGCCAGTTTTGACTCAAAAGGAGTTACAGCGTCTTTGGTCAATCGAGGAAGCAAAAATCTATCGAAAGCACCTTGAGGGCTGAAGTCGTAGCGGAACTTTGCATAACGACCCATAGCGGTGTCAGGCATTTCTTTGTAGGCATCACCCAACCAGAACTGATCGTGAAACTGGAACCAGTTCACAAGAGTGTGGTTCCTAAGTTTTTGAACTTGCTCTTCGCCCAAACGACGCTTGAGCATACCCAAGACGCCTTTGTCACTAATGCCTTCTGAATCGTTCAAAATTCCAAGAACTTGAGATTCACGAATAGGGTCTTTTACCCGTACATCAGCTTCAAACTTTCCGGAGTTATCAATTGGTGTAATCGCATCCGTAATAATGCTGCGATTAAATTGACGACTTTTGTAAACCCAGTTGGCTACGTTACCAGCCATTTGAGTAAAGTCTTGCTCCATCATTGTGCGATAAATTCGCTCCTGACCAACAGCAAACTGAGTGGCCTCGTCATCCTTGAGCCAAGGAATAGAACTCCAAAACTTATTGATCTTTCCGGTTGTCAAACCATCAAGCCAAAAAGCACCACCGTAAATAGCAGTTTGAGGAGGGAACGAGGTTTGAGTTTTGATGTTGGACAAACCACCAGCTTTCATTTGACGCTGAACAATCTCATCTCCAGTGATCATCAAAGATCCAAGAGCCTCAGGGTTTGCACCAGCAACAGTCAGCTTGCTAATGATTTTGTTAAACAGCGCAAGGTCTGCTTCATCTGGGCTGAGATCAGGATCTCTGAATTTGTTAAGAACGTCCTCAACGTTACGGAGGTTAGATGGCAGACCAATGTAGTTACCTACATCATCTGAAATTTGCTCTGCCAGTTGAGCTTGAAAACTTTGAATATCTTTTACATAGTTTTCAATCAGTTGATCAGCGTCTAAACCTTTGCTCTTCTTTTGAGAAACCTTGAGATACATATCTTGGACTTTGCCAAGAATCCCTTGTTTAAACGAAGCAAGAAGACTTGATGCACGATTACGCAGCGTCATGAAGTCCCCAACCGATTGATACAGCAAGAGACCTTCTTGAGCAGCAATAGCTCGATAGGTTTGAATCTCTTCAGGGCTAAGAGCGTCTGCTTGAGTCGTCATGGCATCAACAACCTTGAGCAACCGGTTAGACCCAACCTGAAGTTCAATGGCAGTTGCAAACACCTCAACGTGAGCGTCTTCAACGCCTTTAATAGCCTTTTGACGCTTAAGACCAGCTCGATTCAAAATGTCCAAAAGCTGAACAAAGTCGTTCTCAGCGTTGGCATATTTACCTGCAATTTTGTAAATACGCTCTAAAGCTTTTGGAGTGTAGTTTTCGATCTTTCCTCCTTTACGCTTCAAAGCCTGCAGGATTGCCAGCTTACGAGTTGCTTGAGTGTCGTAGTTACCAACAACACGCTCAAGAGCTTTTGTGGAATCACGATCCCAGTCGTAGCTCACACCGTCAGGACTACGAGCTTCCATTTCAGCAATCTCGTTGCTGTAACGGACGTAATCATCAACAGCTTCTTCAGTGGTAAAACGCTGAATGTCATCAACAATTTCTTCAACCTGATCAGGGTTACGAATACCAAGATCAACTTGAGCCTGACGAATACGAGCGTCTTTGTTCTGAGGGATACCCTCTGTAATACCAGGAGTACGAACAGGGTCAGGATCGGCAACAACGTTTCCTACCTCATCAACTTTTAGAGGTACCTGAGTGCTCATAGTCCAAGGATCTGGCATCTCAGTACCAGCCTCCTTGACTCCAGAAGGGGGTGCTTTTACCCCTTCAGTGGGTGGCATAGCCTCAGCAGGAGGGACAGCCTCAGCGGCCTCTACAGCCTCTTCTGTGGCCCCTGCAGGAGCCTCATTAAGCTTTTGAGCGGCTTCATAGGCTGCAGGGTCAACCTCAATAGGACCAGCCCCACCAGCGTCTGCTTGAAGGCGATCAAACTCTTCTTGAATGGTGTCAAACAGACGAGCTTCAAAAGCCAGTCGAGTTTGCTCTTGAGAAGGGTCTATGTCAGCACCTTGAGCAGCCTCCTTACCGCCATACAGTTTGTAGTTGTCGTAAGCCTCTTTGATGCGTTGATACGATTGGTAGTAAGGGTCTTCCGACATCGACATATCAGGAGCAAGCATTGCCCTCCGATTGTTGATGGTTTCAAGGTTGTTAAACCAAGGTTCTAGTTCATTAACAAAGGAATCAACACCAGACCGTCGAGCTGCAGCCAAAGACTCAGCTTGAGCAGCAGACATTTGAAGTTGCTGCGTAAAACCTTCAGTGGCTTGAGTACGCTCTGTAACTCCTTTACCAAGAGCATCAAGTTGATCTTTGTATTCAAAGAGTTGTTTTTGATAACGGTTATACCTTGCTTTATTAGAACCAGTTAAATAACCAGGATTTTGAGCCTCTAGCTTGTCCATCTCTTTAAGAGACACTGAACGAGCTTTGATCAGATCTCCCAGCCGCTTAATCTGAGCTCTATCTTCAGTTGCTTTAGCTGTAACACCGATCAGCTCAGTAGCAGCCATCTCGCCTTCACCTTGAGCCTTTTGAGTGGCTAGGTCTGCTTGGCTAAGGCCACGAACTCGGCTGCTGAGAAGTTCAATGTTGCCACGAACAGTAGAAGTGAATTGACTGTTGAGTTCTGCAACCTCGTCCATCTCAAGACGTTGACGCAGAGCAGCTACATCAGAATCAACAACACCTTGAACTTCTTTGACCAAAGGAGCTGCTTGCTTTTCAACTTCTTCTAAATTGACTTTCTTACCCTTAATGCGAGCAGCAGCAGTTGCCCTACGGGTTTGGTTGAGAACAGCAAGGTTGCCACGAATAACAGCGCTAGCAGCCGTGTTACCAATGGCGTTCAAAAGCCACTTGTTGTAAAACTTAACGGTTGCATCATCGTCAGCCAGCAGCATCTCCTGCATAGCCTTTTTGACCTTAGGGTCAGTGGCAGACAGCATCTGATCCACAAGACGCTGTTCGTCTTCAGAGGGCTCAGGAGCAGCAAAGAACAGCAGTTCTTCTACAAAGTCTTGAGGCAGGTCTGCACCAACTCGTTTGGCGATCTCTAGACCACCACGAAGGGAGTTACTAAACCCAGGTTTGATGACGTTACGAAGCGTTGCAAGATTAGCCCCATGCGTACCACCAAAGTTAGGCAGCGCAAAGGACATAACAATTGCAGAACCAACATCTGCAATACCTTGACCCAACGGGGTACGAGGTTTAATGGCTTTAAAGTTTGCACCCTCTTCTGACAGCAAAGAGCCACCAGGTGCTTCCTTAGGGATACCAAGCTTATAAACCTCACCTTTTTCAGTGGGGATGCTGATACCAAGGGAAGCAGCACGCTGACCACGTTTAGCTAGTTGGACTTCCTTTTGAGCAACCTGCTTCATCTGTTCAGGTTTACCAGCACCTTTGACGTACAGACCAGCCAAAGGTTCACCGCCCATTGGAGTACCAAGAGCACTTGGAGGAAGAGCCTGTCCAAGAGCTTGAACACCCTGAACAACTTTGGTAGGAATCTGAACTGCAGCAGTGCTAATGGTTCTCAGCGTCTCATCCCACCAGCTAGGAGGATCTTGCTTTGGTTTAGCAGGGGCAGGCTTAGAAGCTTGTGCTGGAGCAGGTTTTTGTTGCGTGATAGTAGGAGCGGCTGGTTTTGTCTGTTGAAGCTCCTCCTCTAGCTGTTCTTCGGTTTCGTAGTATTTAACAGTGCCATCAGGGAGGATAATACGAGGCATTACAGAGACAGCCGATTTACAAGGGTGTTTAAAAATATTTTACGCATTTCAGCTTGAGGAAGCCTCCTGCCGTTTCGACTGATGGAAATATCCAGGTGGACACCAGCTCCTGGGCCATTGGCTTGGTCAATTCCTACGCGATAAGACCGCTCATCGTGTTGGTATCCCCAAAGCTCACCTGGATACAACACACGACCAGGTTGGAGGTTACCAAAGCCTCTAGCGTGTCCAATACTGATGATGTCTCTAGCTCTCAAACCACCATAATTTTCAAGAACACGAGCTCTTGAATAGTTACCGTAGTTGCCAGGAGCAAAGTTAACCTCAATAATTTGCATTTTTACTGGAGCAGCAAACGGCACCTTCATGCTTCTGGTCTTTTTGTCTTCACACCAAAAATCAACTGCACCAGGATTGTGGTGATGACCTAAACCAGCCGCAGTGTATTTAACTTGACAGGTACCATTAGGTTTGCTGGCAGTTGAAGCAAGTTTGTTTTCAAGCTCTCTAAGTCGAGCAGGGTTCATTGGAAGAGGCTTGTTGTTAGCTCCCCTAATGTCAAAGTTCTTCTTATTAAATTGACCTTCCAAAAACTGTTTAAGAGTTAAACCAGGCTTCATGCGGCTAGCAAGATTAAAGCCATCCCGAAGATCGTTAATGCTTTCAGTTGAAAACTGTTTTTGACTAATCAAACCAGTAGCCAAATTTGAAGCACTGTTGTTGCTAATCATTGGTTGGTTAGCCCAGTACCACTGAAGCTTGCCGCTGCTAAGCAATCTTTGGTTTGCGTTAATGAAGTCTTCAGGAGGCAACAGACGCTGGGCAGTTTCAACTTCTCCAGTATTTGGATTGCGAATAACAGACATATATGGGTCTTGAACCGCTGTACGCTTAGCACCTGGAAACATCTGCCTTGGATCAGTAAGCAGCTCGTTACCACCAATTGATTTGAGCATACGGTTTTTGATTACCGTGTCCCAATAATTTGGATTATTTAGGTTTACAGAAGAACCACTAATAACTTCACTGCGAGCAAAACGACGAGCAAATTCCCTTGCTTCATCTTTCTGAAGCCTTAAAGCGTTTCTGTACTTAGATTTGATAACCTCCTGAGCTTTACCGCCTGCAACACCTTGAAGAGCCTCTGCCATAGCTACTTGGTTAAGGCGTGTTACTTCAGCGACAGCACTGGTTTCAAGATCGCTAATTTCAGGACCCCATTCCTTTTGAGAGAAGTTAGTCCGTGATTGCATCTTTTGGCTATTAAACCAATTCCACTCAGAACTACCTGGGTAGTACCTACGCTGAATGTCATCTGGAATGTCTGCCATCGGATTGTCGATAAGCAGCTTCCGTACAGCCTCTTGATCACGTCCAAACTGCCGTGGATCAGCAGGAGTCCCTTCGCCAAAAGTGCTTTTCCTAGCGTCTTGTAGGGTAAAACCGTAAGGAACCTGAAATTCCTTTCTGGTGATTTGTCCTGTTTCTGGGTCCTGAACAAGCAAAGAGATTGAGCCACCGTTTCTCCTTGCAGACTCAATACGGTTGTAAAAGCTTTGTTGACGATCAAGACGCTCTTCACCATCAAAGCCTGAAAGCTCACGATCAAGCGTGAAGTCAAGAGCATCTTGAAAGACTCGCTTGTTTCTAAATTGCTTTTGTTCAGCAATATTCTCCATCTTGCTTTCCATTTCCAACCCAGCGTTACGTTGCTGCGTAATTAGGGTTCGAATGGATCGACCTGTTTCTGGATCCTGAAGGTCAAGGAGGCTAATGTCTCCAAGTCCAGGAAGCTTAAAATTCAGAGCATTTTTAAAATTAGATTCAAGGTTTTTATCGACAATATCGTTTACACCGTTATCGTCTGCATCAATGAAAAGGTTTTTAACCCAAGGAATAAGAACATTGTCTTTCCAATCAGCCCGGCTAAACCCAGCGTTAATGTGGTCTTCTTGGCTTTTAAGAATTTGTGTTTGCAGTGCTTGATTAGCAACAGTTAATTGTTGAGGATTTCTACGGCTTTGATTGGCTACAGCTGCATAAACAGAAGTAGCACTGCCAAGAGTTTCACGTCCTCGTTGCTCATTAAACTTTTTCTTCCAAACAAGATGCTTTTCTAAAATACCTTCACTAATTGCTGGAAGCGTCTTAGCCAGTACAGGGGCAACAAGACCCGAGTACATCTGAACTGGAATGTCTGGATAATTCTTTTGATAATAGGTTTGTGAATAATCTTGAATACGCCGAGTTACATCTGAAGGATCTTCAATTTGTTCAAGATCAGACAGATTAGCGTTGACCCAATTTTGGGTACTAATCGCAGTCTTTTGTCCTGCAAACTCAGCTTTGCTTTTTAGCCACCCATAGCGAAACCAAGGGTTTGTAGAAGCGACTTGATCAGCAAGGTCGTTTTTACCCTTTTTACGAAGCTGCTTAGCTGCTTCACCAATTTCAAGAGTATCCAGTTGGTACTGGGCAATCTGATCAAACAGACGTGAAGCTTGAGCTACTTGTTTCTTTGCTTCTTGTTCAACAAAAGATTTGCTTATGCCAGTTGCTACTTCTGTAAATTTCTCAATAGCTGAGACTTGCTGAGCCAGCTTTTGATCCGGTTGAAACCGTTGAAAATCAAGCGTTTCTCCACCGCGACGCTGAGGGGTTTCAGCAGGCGATGCAGGTGCTGCAGGAGCTGCCTGTTGCTCAGGAGCTTGGAAGTAGTCACGAACTTGACGTTGAGGCTGGATGCCAAAGCTGCTAGTCATTTAAGTCCTCGATTTATTGAGCTGTAGGTTGAGCAGGAACAACTGGAATGGTAGTGACTTGACCAGAAGCCGGTGCCGCAGGGGCCGCTGGAGCTGCAGGAGCAACTGGGGTAGTTGTCCTTTGCTGCGTCATTTGAGGCGGTCTCATATCAATATAGTTTTGAGTTGCCTGAAGACCAGCAGTAGCAATATCAAGAATACTAAGAGCACCAGAAACACTAGGTTCTTTAGGAAGATAGGTTTCAGTTGGGATCGGTGCTAGCGGTTGAACCGGATCAGCATAAGGTCTTGGGTTATAAAGAGCTACAGAATTAGTTTTGTTCTGTGCATCAATAGCTGCTGCATCCATAGCAGACAACTTATCTGCAATACGAAACTGTTTAGTGATTTGACGGTTACTTGCGTTTTGCAGCCACTGTTGGTGGTATGAATTACTAATACGCTGAACAGTTCTACCTACCTGACCACTTGCTACTTTGGAAGCTGCATCTGCAATTGATTTGTTTCTTGAGGCCTCTAGCTGAATAGTTGCTGCAGCTTCTTCTTCATAAAACTTGGCATCAAGATCAGCAAACTGCCTTTCAAGGTTTTTAAGGGCAGAAATTGATGTTGAGGTTTTAAGCTCAGAAGCTTGCTGAGACAGTTTTGATTCATACTGCCTTAGCTGTTCAACGTATTGAGATTGCTTAAACCAGTTCTCAAGGTCAACTTGATAAGACCTGAAATTTTGTTTGTCAATTTCAGTTGCCCTTCTAATAGCGCTTATCGTTTCACTTTCCCACTGGCTCCAACTTTGCTTAGCTAGAGCTGCTTTTGAGTAAGCAGTAGAAGTCAAGCCCAAACCAAACTGAAGCGCAGCTTGCGTTCCAGGAGACAAGAACATCTCTGAAAAAGACTGAGCCATTAACCGTACTTCCTCGCTACGTCAAAGTACAGACCAGTCCATTCAAGAGCTATGAACTTAGCCTGGTCGATGCTGTCGTTCACTAGCTCCACTGTAACTTGGTCATTCTTGCTTTGGATATAAGCCCTAAACTTGGCCTCCTCAAACGGCTCTTCCTCGCTAATAACGATGTTTCCGTTTAGAGGGTCTCTACGGTCAAACTCATAGGTCACCGTATCCCTGTGCTTAGGACTCACTTCAACAGTGAAGTACCTTGCATCGTTGTAATAAATATCCAGGTATCGCAGCTGAAGACGACCAGTACGATTACCAATAAAAGTGTTCTCGGTCGCTGTTCTGCTATACGGCATAAGTTGAGGCGGTTGGTAAGTAAACGTAAATTTCTCACCAAAGACCCAAGAGCTACTTGAGAAATCACCAAGGCTGTCGCAAACAAAACTGGTAACACCTGCAGGAACGTTGTTAGCCACGATCCAACGTTTTTCAGATTCCGAACCACTTGCACTGTTCTGTTTAATAATTACAAACTGACTGGTGTTAACAGTCCTGTAAGGCAACGTAACGGTTGTTTTGTTGGTAGCTGCAGAGTAGCTAAAACTCGCGGTACCAATGTCAGTGGTAATCGAGCTGGAGATCTGACGGTCAAGCAGGAACAGGTCTCCGCTTTCTTGAGGCGGCCTAGAAGCGTTAACGCCCTCAAGGTAATACTCGGTGTTAGCACCGTTAACGTAGCTCACCAGCTTAAACAGGGTGCCCTCAACAAAATCACACCAATAAATGCTCTTGTTTGGGAAGGTCCATTTGTGCCAAGCGTTCTGTCTGTTGGTCAAAGAGCCACCAGAAGCTTCCCAGAAGAACTGGTACACATACAGAGAATCAGGATCGTCCTTGCTCAGAGCAACCAGATACTGGTCTGTACGGCTAACAGCAAGGGAATCAATGTTTTTAGGGATGTACTTAGGGACCGTCTCAGTAATCACTGCGGTCTGACCTAGGTTGATACCAACGGTACGGTCAGTCGTAATGAACGTGTGGAAACCAGTGAAGTCACCCTCTTTGACAGGGAACAGTACTTGAGGACCAACCTGTTCAGGCTTTACCTTCGACTCCATACTGATGGAGCTGATACGACCCACAGAGGCTGTCTCAGGGCTAAACGTAACGTTGTCACCTGAGTACAGACGGAACTGGTTTTCGTTGGAGAACAGTACAAGTTCGTCCTGCTGCTGCAACGCGTAGTTCAACACAGCAACGTCGTTACTGACAGCGGTAAGGTCAATAGGATCGCTGTCGACAACTTGAAGAGCTGACTGTTGCCAGAAGTTGTAATAGTCTCCAGACTCACTCAGGATGACGTTTTCACCACTGACAAACCCAAGACGGTTTTTAAAGAACACAAGGTCGTTGATTGTGCTGTCAACAAACGAAGGTCCAGGTAGTTCCTCTTCATCACCAGCTAATCGAGTACCCCAGCCAGGCAGCGTGAAGGAAACAGTGCTGTCGGTGTAGGCTGTGCCGCTAAAGGGCTGGAACGTAAACCTTGTAAGGCCATTAGCGTTCCTGTAATAGATAAACGCATGAGGCATCGTGTTGTCGTCTAGGAGCCCCCTAGCACCCCACCCAGCAGTCTCTTCCCACACACCACGACCGAAGTCTCCATTAGTTGTGGTGTTCTCAGCGTTAAACGTCAGGTAGTACGAGCTTTGACCTGAAGACCCATCAGGAGCCACAAGGACCGTATAGCCTTCCCAAGAAGTCGGAGGAAGCTCTGTGATGCTGGTGACCTGATTGGTAAAACCAGACATCAACGTGTTGCCTCGTGCGTCGTGAGCTACAAAGCTTTTGAAGTAACGAGAGCTGTTTGTAAGGCCAATGAGGATTTGAGAGTCTTTGACGGTAAACGTCAGTTCGTTATGAATGTCACCTTGATCGAGACCATCGCCAATCGTCAGAGTATGGGAACCGTTGGCAGTGGCGTTTACGGCTGTACCAGCTTCGTTGACGAGGGTAAAGCTTGTAGTACCTATAGATCCAATAAAGGTATTTGCAGGAATACCAGTACCACTTACGGTCTCACCAACGGCAATTGAATCAATATCTGTAGCTGTGACGCTGCTAACGGTGCTGCTGCCAATAGAAAGTGAACCAGTAATGGTTTGAGTTGCACTTACTAATTTTTGAGCAATAGTTTCAGTACTAACAACGTTTGGATCACCGCCAGCATCAGTCAAAGATGGGCTGATGTAATGGCCTCTGATAACGTCGTTGTTATCTAAGGTAATTGTGATTGCATACTCAGTGTCATAGTCAACCAACTTGACCCACACCTGAGCTTTGGTAGGACGGTAAACAGAGCTGATGCTGCTGACGTTGTATCTGGTAAGAGTCTCTGCTGCGTCGTAGGAAGTTTCTTTTTGAACGTTAGTTACAAAGACGTAATCTTGAAACGACGTAGCCCTAAACCGATCACGAGCCCTACCAGATCCACGGAGGTAACCAAGATTGGTGGAGGTAATGTTGGCAAAAGGTTGCTCAACTGGCACAACGGAAGGAAGGATACCGCTAATAGGTTCAACATTGGAGACGCCAGAAACAAACGTATAGCTTGATTCAATAGTCAGCGTTACTCCAGTCGTTGTAGCAGTTGCATTTTTGCTGAGAGTGATGCGAGAGCCAGCAGTATCAATATCAACAATTTTGGTTCCGCTAGGTACACCACTACCTGTTACACCAGCTCCGACAAACAAATCTGTCATAGAACTGACAGAAGTCACCACAGCAGAACCACTAGTAATATTCCCAGTACGAGATACGGTACGGCTGTCGTCAGCAACAATGAGAATAAATCGCTCGTCACTACTGCGGTTGTAGACGAAGACCCAGGCCTCATTCCACTTGATGGGGTTGGTAAGGGTCAATCCTCCAGCGTTCTTAGTCAGCGTATCAATACGCTTTACAGGCACAGAACCAAGACGCTTTTTAAGACCTTCAACAAGATCGCAGTTAGCGTTTTCAAGAACTTTGGCAAAACCAGGCAGCACAAAGCTGTCAGCTTGTTGGTTTACACCTTTATTAAGGGGACCAATGATTTGGCTAAAAAGTTCTCGTGACATCAGCGATCAAGGATGTTGGGACCAAAAGTAGTAACCACACGGCCACCGTACATATCATCAGGACCACTGATGTAGTTGTAGTTCTGAGCCATGTCCTCAGTACGCTTCAGGGTTTGCAAAGCGTTCTTTTCATCATCAGCCGTATAGCTCTCAATACTGGCAGAGGTCACAGCACGGTTAGAGAACATCCGACCAGCACGGATCATAATGTACCGCCGAGCAGTCTCAGGCAGGCTGTCCCACTCCAGTTCCTCCACAATCTCAGCAACCAGATCGCTAGTACCACCAGTGACACTGATACTGAGACTACCCCTCAGGTCATATGTGTTTTTAAGGCGATCAAAAAGCCGAAGACCGCGAAGAACAAACCTTTGAGAGGGGTACGACAGCGGGTTAAACCGTACAGCCAAGGTGTTGCTAGGAAGCTGGGATTGACCTGTAGAAGCGTCCAGAGGAATGGAGTCATACAGCATCGTGTTCCAAGACCACCCAGCGCCTTGAACCTCACGACTAACCTCATCCAAGGTGCGCTCTGCAAGACTAGCGTCACCAGTTAGTGGTGGGTTTAGAGAGTTAATAGGTGCTTCACCAATAATGGCGAGCAGAGTGTTAACTGCACTGAGTTTACTAGTCGCCATTTATTGCAACAAAAAAGGGGAAGCATTTGCCTCCCCTCATTGTATTGGTAATTAACTAGAAGCTAGTTAATCAATACGGGTTGCCGTCGTGCAGCAGGCTCACAGCGCACTCAGGGCGCAGCACACCGTGACCCACGGCATAGCTGGCAACCATCATGGTGCTCTGAGTCATAGCTTTGTACTCAGAACCAGTCATCTGCATCGACACGTCCTTCAGGGACACAGTACCCACAGCTTCCTTGGTGAAGCAGAGGCCGAAACAGTTGGCGATGGAGGAGGTGTTACCTTGCTCATCCTGCCAATAGTCGTTGTAGCCAGAAGCAGCTTGACCATCAGAGCCGTCGCGGCCATTGATGTAGTTAGGACGCTCACCACGGGTGGTAGCAGCCTGGTTGCTCAGGCCAGCGTAGGTCTGGCTGGAGGTGTAGCTGTTGATGCCCAGGTGGTTGCTGGTCAGCAGGCGGAAGCCAGCCACAGAAGCAACGCGGTTCTGGTAGATCGAGCCGTTAGCACCGCCAGCAGCGTTGAAGTCGGTGTTGATGGCACGGTCGCTGTTCAGCACGTCGTAGTAAGCACCAGGGCTCAGGACGCACACACGGCCTTCCTTAG